CACTGGTAATACATTTGCTGGTACATTACAAGGTAAGTATAGAGTATACATCGACCCATATGCTGCTAACTTAACAACTGGTATTCCTTCATCTGCTCCAACAGGTGGTAATCAGTACTATGTTGTTGGTTACAAAGGTACTTCACCTTACGATGCAGGTCTGTTCTATTGCCCATACGTTCCTCTACAGATGGTTCGTGCAGTGGGAGAGAACACCTTCCAGCCAAAAATCGGGTTTAAGACTCGTTATGGTATGGTTGCTAACCCATTCGCTCAAGGTACTACACAAGGACTTGGTGCTCTTACAACTAATGCAAACCGTTACTACAGACGTGTTGCTGTTAAGAACCTCATGTAAGCGAGATGCTTATATTTCTACAAAGACTCTTCTTCGGAAGGGTCTTTTTTTTGTCTAAATACTTAAAAGTATATTATAATGGCAACCCCAATAGACAATAGAAATTTTTTAGCACCTACTGGTTTTAAGTTTGCCTTAAAGAGAAGTCCTGGTGTTGCTTTCTTTTGTAATGAAGCAAATATTCCAGATTTAAATCTTGGTATTGCTGTTCAACCAACTTACTTAAAGGATATTGATAGACCAGGTGATAAGATTCAATTTGGAGATCTAACAATTAGATTTCTAGTTGATGAAGATCTAACCAACTTTATGGAAATACAAAATTGGATTAGAGGATTAGGATTTCCTGAAAGTATTCAAGAATTTCGTGATTTGGAAAAAGAAGCAGTTATGCCTTCTAATTTTGGAAATAAAGAGAGAGATATCTTTTCGGATGGAACTCTTCAGATTTTAAGTAGTAATTTAATACCTAAGTTCCAAGTTAAATTTGAGGGATTATTTCCATATTCTCTTACTACTCTAACATTTGATGCTACCGATACGGACATAGAGTACTTTACAGCAGAGGCATCTTTCAAGTATACTATCTACAGTATAACCGATTTAGAAAATAAACCTTTATGAGTATTGATCTTGATAAACTTCAAGAGATGTGGGAAAAAGATGCAAAGATCGACAGAGATAATCTACACGAAGAATCATTAAACGTCCCCTCTCTTCATGCAAAGTATTTTGAACTTTATAATACTATCTTCTTATTAAGGAAGAAAGCAGAGCAACAAAGAAAGAATATCCGTCATGAACGGTATGAGTATTTTAGTGGGAAAGCAGATCCGCAAGTATACATAGATAATCCTTTTGGAAAGAAGATAAGAGATAAAGATACTATGCAAAAGTATCTCGATGCTGATGAAAAGTTATCTAATACGTCGCTAAAAATTGATTATTATGATACAATGTTAGTATACTTAGAAAGTATTCTTAAGGTGATACAGAACAGAACATATCAAATTAAGAATGCTATAGAGTTTATGAGATTTAATTCTGGGTTGGGATAATGTATATAAGAGAAAAATTAGAAGTTAAAGAATATTTTTATCCATTTGCAGAAAAAATAAATCCATATCTTTATGAAATTATTTCATGTCTTCCATACGATTCTGGATTGGAAAGAAAAGTTACATCTCAAAAAATGGTAAGATGGATGAAAAATGATAAAATGTATATAGAAAATAAAAAATTATCTTTAATAGAAAAATGGATATCTCAAATTGTAGATAATAGTTTTGTCTATAATAAACGTGATCCTGTATATTGTTATGAAATGTGGGGATTAATATATGAAGATGAAAGTAAAATAGAAGTTCACAGTCATCCAGATTCTTTATACAGTTGTTCTTATTATGTTAATGCACCTAAAGGTTCTGCTCCATTAATCTTTACAACATCTAATCATAAAATTAAAGCAGAAAATGGTAAATTAATTGTTTTTGATGGTAGATTAGATCACCATGTACCTAGAAGTAAAATTAATAATGATGAAAAAAGATGTGTGATTGTATGTAACTATAAATGACAAATGAAAATAATTGATAATTTTTTAGATCCTTATTATTTTAAGTCACTTAAAACATTTATGCTATCAAAGGAATTGCCTTGGTCACTAGCAACAAGTGTTTCTGAGGAAAATAAAAATGATGGTATATATCTTACTCATATGTTTTATTTTAATCAACCTAAGAGTTCGTTTATAGAATTAATAAACCCTCTTATTCAAAAGATTCCTTATGATCCTAATAAATTAAAAAGAATTAAAGGAAATTTATATCCATCATCACAAAGGAAAATATATCATGGTTGGCATACTGATTATAATGAACAGCATACAGGATGTATATTTTATATAAACACTAATAATGGATATACTATTTTTAAAAATAAAAAAGTAAAATCTGTAGAGAATAGATTATTAATATTCGATGCTTCTATTCCACATAGAAGCACTACTTGCACTGATGTAAATTATAGAATAAATATAAACTTTAATTATGCAATATTGCCAGCTTGACATAAGTTCATAAATACCCATAGATGCATGGGTATAAGTGATTGACACTACGGCCAATGTTGTAATATCTAAGGCCAACGAAGTATTTTTAAAAATTGATTCGGAACCTCATATTGAGTATGAGTTAAGAGACCACTTTACCTTTGAGGTAGAGGGTGCAAAGTTCATGCCTCAATATAGAAATAGAAATTGGAATGGTGAGATACATCTTTTTGATATGAGATCTAAAAGGATCTATGTAGGTCTCTTATCAAAGATTATAGATTTTTGTGCAAAACATGATTATACTTTTAAGTTTAAAGATAATGAATATTATGGTATTCCTTTTGAAGTAAATGAAGGAATATCATATGCAGGTGTCAAAGATTATATGAATGCTATTTGCTCTCATGCTCCTCGTAAGTATCAAATTGAGGGAGTATACGATGCATTAAGACATAATCGAAAGCTACTGATATCACCCACTGCCTCAGGCAAGTCTTTGATGATTTACTCTCTAGTGAGGTATTATATAGATAAAGGCCAAAAAATTCTTTTAGTTGTCCCCACGACATCTCTTGTAGAACAGATGTATAAGGATTTTTTAGATTACGGTTGGGATGCTGAGTCATACTGTCATCGCATATATTCGGGAAAAGAAAAAACTAATGATTATCCTGTTACGATTACTACATGGCAATCTGTATTTAGAATGGAAAAATCATTTTTTAAAGATTATGATGTAGTTATTGGAGACGAGGCTCATTTATTTAAGAGTAAGTCACTAGTATCTATAATGACAAAACTAGAACATGCTAAGTATAGATTTGGTTTTACTGGTACATTAGATGGCACACAAACTCATAAATGGGTCTTAGAAGGATTATTTGGACCATCATACAAAGTTACAAAAACTGATGAGCTAATGAGACAAGGGCATCTTTCTCAATTAGATATACAATGTCTTGTGTTAAAACATTCTCCTAAGAAGTTTGAAACTTATAATGATGAAATTGAATATTTGATATCTCATGAACAAAGAAATAATTTTATTAAAAATCTTGCATTAGATCTTAAAGGGAATACACTCATACTTTATAGTAGAGTAGAAGCACATGGTAAAGTAATTTATGATTTAATAAATAACAATAAGCAAAGTGATCGGAAATTATTCTTTGTTCACGGTGGAGTTGATGCAGAAGAACGAGAACAAGTAAGAGAAATTACCGAAACAGAAAACAACGCTATTATCGTTGCCTCCTATGGTACATTCTCAACTGGTATCAATATTAAAAACCTCAATAATGTTATCTTTGCTTCTCCAAGTAAATCACGCATTCGCAACCTGCAAAGTATTGGACGAGTTCTTAGAAAAGGAACAAACAAAGTAAAAGCAATCTTATATGATATCTCTGATGATTGCACTAAGAATTCTAAAAGAAACTACACACTCAATCATTTCATTGAAAGAATTAAAATTTACAACGAAGAAAATTTTAATTATGAAATAATTACTATACAATTAAAGAAGGAATAAATCTCATGGGAATAGAAGACGATTTTTATGCTACAATAAAACTTAATTCAGGTGAAGAAATTTTCGCTAAAGTTGCTGCATCTGAAGAAAAAGATAGAACAATGCTAATAGTTCATCATCCTATTATAATTGGAGAACTAAAAGGTAAACATGGAATTGTTGGATATAAAGTAGAACCTTGGTTAAAAACAAGTAAAGAAGATATGTTTATTATTAACTTGAACAATGTTCTTACATTATCAGAATCTAATGATATAGAAATGATAATGATGTATCAAAGATATTTAAGAGATTCAGAAGATGATAAAACCCCCGAAACTAAAATTTCTAAAAGAATGGGATATGTAGCAAATGTAAAAGATGCTAAAGTTATTTTAGAAAAAATATTTAAAAATAATAATACTAAGAGCTCTCCCGATCAACCCTGACAGAGTTAGTCTACATGTGATTTAATACCTTGTCAAGTATCAAGATAAATGTTATACTATCTACATAGTAGTGATAATAACTCATGGCAATAATTAAACCTATGGCAAAAAGAAAAAGGTCTGAGCATTATGTGAATAA